CCGATGCGTATCTCTCTGCAAGATACACCCTAGGGGGAATGAATACAAATGACGACAGAGACAAGAAAATAATTTATGCCAGGCCCCGCACCGAAACCGAACGAGCTGAAACGAATGCTCGGCAATCCAGGAAGCAGACCGTTGCCTGATCCAAACAAAGTCATTGCGCTTCCGCCTTTAAGTAGTGAGCCACCTTCGCATCTGACAAAGAAACAGAAGGAACGCTGGACTGAGATTAGGTCGATGGCTCCTTGGATAGCAGTTACCGATGAACCATTGCTGACCTCGTTAGTCGAAAAGATGACAAGGCAAGACCAACTGAAAAAAGAAATGAAGAAGAGTCAATTCGTTCTCTTCACCGATAAAGGCTATGCCTACGCGAACCCATTGTTCGGAATGTTGTCAACCATTGAAACAGAGATTTTCAAACTATTGTGTCAACTTGGCCTCACGCCGGTTGACCGTTCCAAATTGGGGGTTGCGGAAGTGAAGGCTCGATCAAAGATTCAAGAGCTGCTTGCGCAAAAGAATGTCACATCCTAAGTCTTGGCCTCCAAGATGGTTGACAGAGGTTCCGCAAGCCGACCGTGACAGGGGCGATGGCGATGTCTATGCAAGATTCGCCGAGGCCGTCTGTCGTGTCACAAAGGATTCAGTTGCTTCACCTGCCGGCAAGTTACTTGTCCTGCGCGATTGGCAGAAGGAGTTACTGTCACACGCACTTGCTCGGAGGGAAGATGGAAGATTCAAACATCGAACGGCCTTGGTGGGCATGGCCCGCAAGAATGGAAAGTCGGCCCTTGCTGCTTCTATGGGTTTGGCCGGTCTTACTCTTGGCGGAAATGGCTCAGAGATTTATTCGTGCGCTGCTGACAAGGATCAAGCAAAGATAGTCTTCGGCACGGCGAAGCGAATGATTGAATTAGATGAAGAACTTTCATCAATGTTCACCTTGTATCGCGATGCGATTGAATACAAAGAGAAGTCATCGGTCTATCGCGTTTTATCTGCCGAGGCTTACACAAAAGAAGGTTTGAATCCTTCACCTCTTGTCATCTTTGATGAAGTTCACGCTCAACCTAGTTGGGATTTGTGGAACACGCTTTCACTAGCCGGTGGCGCTCGCGCTGACAGTTTGCTTTTCGGAATCACAACAGCCGGAGTCAAGGCATCAGCCGGCGGGCAAGATTCACTTTGTTATTCGCTCTACCAATACGGACAGCGAATTGTCAAAGGCGAAGTTGATGATCCTTCATTCTTCTTTGCTTGGTGGGAACCTGTGCGAGATGCGTTCGACCATCGAAGCGAAGATGCTTGGCAAGAAGGCAATCCTGGTCTTGGTGACATCGTTGATGTTGAAGATTTTAGAAGCGCAGTATTGCGAACTCCTGAAGCAGAATTTAGAACGAAGCGTTGCAATGTATTTGTCAGCACTTCTGTTGCTTGGCTACCGAACGGAGCTTGGGAGCAATTAGAAAATAAAGAACGAGAATTTATTGCCGGTGAAGAGATTGTTCTTGCCTTTGACGGTGCCTTCAGTAATGACTCTACGGCTCTTGTGGGCTTCGCTCTAGGCGGAGACAAACCACATTTATTCGTTGCCGGACTTTGGGAGAAGCCACAAGATGCCGATCAAGGTTGGTTCGTTCCGGTCGCGGAGGTCGAACAGAAAATCATCGACTTTTGCAGAGATAACAGATTCTCTGTGCGTGAGATTGTTTTCGACCCTGCCCGTTGGAATCGAACATTTATGGTGCTCGACGAAGAGGGTTTGCCCGTTGTCGCATATCCAAACAGCGCAGAGCGAATGGTGCCCGCAACACAGAAATTCTATGAAGCAGTCGTCAATGAATCTTTCACCCACGATGGAGATGAAAGACTCGCTCGCCATGTCGCCAACTGTGTCACGAAGCAATCAAGTCGTGGCGTGATGGTGGCGAAGGCATCGGCACGGCGAAAGGTCGATGCCGCAGTCGCGGCAATCTTTGGCTATGACAGGGCAACACAACCCGCACCGCCCAAGTCGCCTGTGCCTCGCTTTTATTCAATAAGAGTCTAGGAGAATGAATGAAGTTCGATCTCTCCGCCGTAATTGGCGCGGTCGGTGTCGCGCTAGTCACGACAGGTCTTTATATGGTTTCACTTCCACTTGCACTTGTAGTGCTTGGTGGATTTCTAATTTGGGCAACGGAAAAGGGTGAGTGATGTCTTTATCTAAGAGAATCAGGACAGGCTTCGCCCGCCGTTCAGGAAATGGAACAGGCGAACAATGGCTTGAGCCTTTAATCCCTGGTCGCCCTGCATTTATGATGCCGGCAGGCGTTGAAGTAACAAGCGAAACCGCCGTGCGGATGTCAACTGTTTATGCCTGTGTTCGCCTTCTCTCGGACACAATCTCATCGCTTCCGATGGGCGCTTATGTTCGCCGAGGTCGCAATCGCATCTCCTATTCGGCTGTCTATGGTTCACAACCTGAATGGATAAACAAGCCGAATCCTGAAGCCACTCGTCTTGAATTCCTAGAGCAAGTCATTGCCTCACTCAACCTTCACGGAAACGCCTTCATTCTCACCGTTCGCGATGAGATGGGCGAAGTTATCGAGCTTTATTGCCTAAACCCTGAGCGCGTTCGAATCAAGAGATTGCAACCGAATGAGCCACTCGTTTATGAAGTCACCATTCACGAGAACGGAAATATGTTCACCGAAGTTCTTTCGAAGAACGAAGTCCTACATATTCCACTCTTTAGACTTCCTGGCGAGATGTATGGACTCGGCCCGATAGGTGCAACTCGCACAACTCTTGGCGCAGCTATGGCTTCTGAGGTTTATGCAGCTTCCTACTTTGGCAATGCTGCAAACCCTGGCGGGATTATTGAATATCCTGGCGAACTAACCGGCGAGCAAGCAAATGACATCGGCCGTGATTGGAACATCACTCACGCTGGCCCTTATCGCGCCGGCAGAATCGGTGTGCTTACAGGTGGCGCAAGTTTCAAGCCTTTGCAACTTAATGCTCAAGATGCACAACTCCTTGATACTAGAAAATTCAATGTTGAAGAAATTGCAAGAATCTTCCGCGTTCCAATTTCATTGCTTGGTCATCCGGTAAGTGGAGCCATGTCATTTGCTTCTGTCGAAGCACAGAACTTGTCATTCGTTCAACATTCTCTTCGCCCATTACTTGAGCGCCTTGAGCAATCACTCTCAGGTCTGCTTCCTGAAGCTGATGGATTCGTCAAGTTCAATCTTGATGCTTTACTTCGTGGCACAACTCTTGAGCGGTATGAGGCTTACACAAAGGGCTTGAGAGAAGGCTTCTTGAGTCTCAATGATGTTCGCGCCGTTGAAGATTTAGCGCCTCTTGGCGAAGCCGGCGATCAGTTCCGTGTTCCATTGCAGAATATCGATGCGGCAGATGCCAAGGATGTCGGCGTGAAATTACGCACCGAAATTGCAGCACAACTCATTCAGGTTGGCTTCGATCCCGCCGCAGTATTGAGCGCAATCGGTCTGCCTGATATGGCACACACCGGCGTTCCTTCTTCACAACTACAACAGATTTCCACCATTGACCCTGCAAATCCTGAAAGCGTTTATGATGTGAGAGAGCAACGCGACCAAGCACAGATGGTTGTTCAAGTTCCTGAGCCAACTGTCAATGTTGCAGCTCCGAATGTAAATGTCGAACAGCCTGTTGTAATGGTCGATGCTCCGAATGTTTCCGTTGAAGCGCCGACTGTAAATGTCGAAGCGCCAAAGGTTGAAGTCACAAATAACATCGAGCGCACAAGAGTTCGCAAGATAGTCAAGAGAGATGAACACGGTCGCATCACCGAAGTCATCGAAGAATTTATGGGAGGCGATGAATAATGGCCACAGGAATCAGCTCGTATCTTGCCGATGAATTACTTGATGCGGTAGGAAATAACTCGTCATTCGCAGTCGGGGCCGTTTATGTCAAACTACATGTAGGCGATCCAGGAGCAAATGGAACAAGCAACGCCGCAACAGAAACCACCCGCCAAGCCGCATCATTTGGGGCCTCTTCTGCGGGCACTCTTACAAGTGATGCAGACATTACTTGGACAAACATTTCGGGAAGTCAGGATGCGACATTTTTCACCGCTTGGGATAATGCTTCTGCTGGCAACTTCTTATTTAGTGGCAGCATTAGTGGTAATGCCTATACTGCTGGCGATACTTATGTTATCCCTAGTGGCTCTTTAACTGTATCTCTCACAATAGCGAGCTAATATGCCAGGCTTAATCCTTGGCACAGGGCAACTTGACATTGATTTGCTTGGCCCTGTTGCTTCGGGTAGCGCAACTCTTGGCGGAGTAACTGCAAGCGCAACAGCCGAAGTTGAAAACTTTGTGGTCGCCTCTGCGCCTCTTGGTGGTTTGACTGTTTCCGCAGCCTCAGTCGTCACCACATTTGCAACTGCTTCTTCTTCCTTTGGGTCGCTGGTTGCAGAGGCGAACACAATCCCGACACCTCCGACACCTCCAACACCTGAAGGTGGCGCAAGTGCCGGCGCAGGAATGCCAAACTTTGTTCAACCTAGTTTCCCCACAGTCGAACAAGTTGAAAAAGTCATAGCGACCGCGACGGCGGTGGCGATGGCGAAGATACCTTCACTCAAAGCCAATGCAATCGCTCGAATCGACTTCTCAATCCTTGCAGATGATGAAGAAGTCCTGCTTCTGATATAGGACACCCGATGCCTTATTACATTTCAAATGAACAATCCGATTGTCAAGGTTGGGCAACTGTCAAAGAAGAATCTGACGGTTCCTACACGACGATTGGTTGCCACGATAACAAGCAAGATGCAATCGATCAAATGGTTGCAGTTAGCATCTCTGAGGAAATGGAACCAGGCGGAGAAATTCGTCAGGTCGATTTAACTGTTCCTCAATTCATTCGCGACAATGCCGCAAGAGGCTTGGAGTATTTAAGAGAAGGCTTTGGGGGAGATGGACTGACGGAAGGCACAAAGCGCGAAGCTCGCGAAATGGCCGCCGGCAGAATAAGCGAGAACAAAGTTCGCAAGATGGCTCCCTGGTTTGCTCGTCATAAAGTTGACGGTCAAGCACCGAAGAACAGCGATCCATCGCACAATGAATATCCAGGCGCAGGTCTAGTGGCTTGGCTTTTGTGGGGCGGGGATTCAAACTTTAGTGACAGGGCGCAGAATTGGGCACAGAGAAAGATTGATGCCCTTGATGCAGAAGCCGATTCAAGGAGCAAAATGACAAAGAAAATCGAACGGCGCACTTACAATGTGCGCAATGTCGAGGCTCGCGAAGCCGATGACGGAACAATGAGATTGTCAGGCTATGCCGCAGTCTTTAACGATTCAAGCGTTCCGCTACCCTTTAGAGAGAGCATCGCACCTGGCGCATTCACTAAGACCTTGAGCGAAACGCCGGATGTGCGCTTGCTCATCAATCACGAAGGTCTACCAATGGCTCGCACAAAGAATGGCACTCTCAAACTCTATGAAGATGACAAGGGTTTGCGATTCGATGCAGATTTAGCAGATACTCAAGAAGCTCGTGACATTTACAAACTTGTTGAGCGTGGCGACATCGATCAGATGTCATTNNCGTGTGATTCGTCAGAAGTGGAACAATGACCGCACCGTTCGAGTCTTGACCGAAGTTTCTCTTTCCGATGGCGATGTGAGCCTTGTGACCTATCCTGCCTATCCAACCACTTCAGTTGAAGCAAGAGAGCACATCGTTCAAGCAATTCAGGCAATCAAGGAAGGCCGTGAAGTAACCGGCGAATCCTTGCTTGTCTTGCAGTCAATTTTCCAAGACCTATCCGAAGGTCACGATTACATAATGAAATCAGTCGAAGTTATGGCTCAACTTCTCGGTCTATCTCAAGGCGAAGAAGTTGAACAAGAAGTCGAAGATGAAGTTGAAGTTGAAGATGAAATCGAGACAGAAAATGCTCGCAAGATTTCTCTTCGCCTTGCTCGCGCAATCGTAGAAAACACCAAATAGATTTCTGTCGGCAATCCGACAGATGCGAAGCCGGAGCGATACTCACACCCTCAAAGCGCCGTGAATCAAATCGCCACCACCTCGATTCCAACTCACTAATAGGAGACTCAATAAATGTCATTTCTTGACAAAGTAGTTGAGCGCCGTGAAGCGGTAAAGGCAGAAATGGATGCAATTCTTGAGGCAGTAGCCGCAGAGAATCGCACCGACCTCACCGCCGAGGAAACCGAGAAGGTTGAAGCCCTCGCAACTGAATCACGCTCGCTCGATGAGAAGATTGAGAAGCTAGCAGCACAAGCAGATGCAGACAAGAAAGCATCTGAAGCTCGTGCAAAGTTCGCTTCTGTAGCAACACCAAAGGCATCGCCAGCAGTAGTAACTCGCGAAGCCCGCACATATACACCTGAGTCCGGCAATTCATTCATTATGGATGCTTACCGCGCACAGTTTAAGTCCGACTATTCAGCTCAAGAGCGCCTCGCTCGCCATCAGCGCGAAGAGGAAATTGAGCGCCGCGATGTGGGAACCGGCGCATTCGCTGGTCTTGTAATTCC